CTTGGAGTACACGCCGCGCCGCTTGCACTCCTGGCACTCGCAGTTATCAACCGCGAGCACCTCGCGGCGCAGACGCCGCCATTCCGGCCAGGAGTAGAACTCATGCTCTGCTCCGGCCTCAAGAAGCCCGCGAAGCTCTGCGAGCCTGATCTCTGAAATGCTCATAAATGCCTCCGTGCCCGGCCCCAGCGTTTCGGCTCGCGGCTATCACCTCGCGGCAAAACAAAAACGCCAGAGTCCAGACACAAGCCACACTAGGCTCAGTCTTGGACTCTGGCGTTAAACGCTCTGGTCTTACACTCGATATGCAGGATGATCTCCGTTTTGCATCTGGAACAATACGCCGGGAAGTTATCCGCGGCGGTGTCTTGCTTCACCCTCGCTAGGCGCGGGTTCCCACATCTGGGACACGTGATGAATCCTCGTTCATTTACGTCTAGTTTACCATATTGCGATGATACTCGCAAGGCGTTTCGCCCCCTTTTCTTACTGTGTCCATAAAAAAGTCATAGCTTCACAAGTAGTATCTATCTATAGAAGTATAATTTATACTTCTATAATTTAATAATAAGCACTTACATTTTCTGCACTTCTTCCAGAAACTGGTACGTCCCAGGCCTCGGCGCCGCGATCCAGTCGGAGTACTCCATCAAAGGACTGGACTGCCCTCCCACCTTGCGCACCGGCGCAGACTCAAATCCGGTCCAGAACGCATCTTTCGGAACGCCCGGTCGCCGAGCTTGCACATGCACGGTCGGAGGAGGTATCATTCTGCGCATCTCCTTGGCAACGCCCCAACGGTGGCGACCAAGCGGGATCATCCGATCCGGCTTGCACAAATAATGCGCAAGCCTCCGATACCCTTCGTCACGGCAGAGGACCGGGTATTCGCGGTAGCCCGGATTGACAAAACCGTATCGCCAGAGATCTTGCACCGCGGCCAGAGAGAGTTCCTGTTCGTCTGCCACGAAATGGAGATGCCAGCGGTCATGCTCATGCCCTGCCTCCACACCATAGACGTAGCGCCGTACCTCCGGACATCGTCGGCGCGTCCGTCTGACAAAAGCTGCCAGACGGCGCTTGACGCCATCAAAGTTCTGGGGCAGATCCGCATCACGGAACGTAAGCACGTAGTGCGCGCCCGAGTAGCCGAAGAGGGCGAGATACAGCTCAAGCTTCTGCTCGCTCTTGCCCCAGATCATAGGATCGGAGGAAGGCGAGCCGCGGCATTGCTGCCGGGCCGCCCACTCCACGCGGCTGAGCCGGTCGGTTGTGTAAGTTTTAGTCAAAGGGCCCGCCTTCTGCGTTACCACACACAAGCGCGCGAGATCATTCATTGCCCACCTCGCCATCGGTCCTGAGAAAGGCGAGAAGTCTGCGCATAAGCCTCGTTCTATACTTCTTCCGAGTCCTTCTTCTCTTAGCATGATGCATCAGCCAAAACTCTTTTTTTGTGGCGACACATCGCAGCATGCCGTCAAAGAGGTTTTCCGTCCAAGGCAAAAGACGCTTGCTGATCACTTCGCACGCCGCGCGAACAATAACAGACAGCGCGTCAGCTATTCCGGCAATCGCTTCAGACGCTGCCACTAACGCCGACGAGGAAGCCGACACGAGCTCGCCCAAAGACATCTCAAACTTATAAGCGCCCTGATCCATCACTCCACCTCCTGCATCCAGAACTGGCGGCGACAGTCATCACAATTGATGTTATGGCAAGTTTTTTCTGACATTGCTTTGTCCAAGCAGCAGGGTTCTATTACAAGCACCCCTTGGCAATCGGTCTCAGCCCCAGGCCACTGTTTCAGAAATGCGTTCTGACGCGTTTTGAGAGGATGTGCAGCAGACCATCGCTCGACATCTCTGACAAGAACTTCCGGATCTACGTCGGTGTCCATCAGATGGATAAGGGACGAATCGCCATTCAAAAACATGCGCTTTCTTTCCTGCAAAAATTTCACAGCATCCATTACATTTCACTCCTTTGGCGCGAGCTCGCGCCGGATCTCCGTCTCGATGGCCTTGCAGCGATCGCGACACTCGCAAACCACAGCAAGGTCATCGACGCCCTCATTTACATCTGCTTTGCCAAAAAGATGCACGCACCGCAGTGTTGGGCGGCGCTCAACCGTAGGCGCGAAGCGGCTGCAATCATGACAATAGTTTTCGACTTCCAGAGTAATCATTTTCCACCAAACACTTTCTCCGGATACCGCACTTCCCACGGCTGAAAAGCACTTCCCATGATGCGTTCCAGCTCTCGGTCGATGCAGCCCTTGGTATAGTCCATATTCGCGTCGCCCTTGGCGTTCTCCAGACACAGAGAGGCATAGGCTTCGAAAGTCTCCCGGAATTTCTCAAGAAACTCAGTGGCACGCTTCTCGCCAAAGCCGAAGTCTTGCCCCAGCGTGATCAGCGCCATGTCCTCGCACTGCTGGATAGTGAACAGCCGTTGCAGGCGCATATTCCGCCTCTGGTTTTCCTGCAATTTTAGCAGGAAGCCACTCCGCTTACCCATTGCATGACACCTCCGGAGTTCCCGGCAGCGGCATCCAGTGCGTGATAGGGCCACCAATCACCCTCCAGAACACACCATAAGAGCGACGCCAGATGCCAAAAGAGTCAAGATACGCCTCTCCCACAAACACTCCATCCGACGCAAGCACGCGCTCGCCTTCGCCGGGCAGTCGTTCAGTCACGGGGATCCACTGAAAACGCTGGAGAGCTTCCAAAGCCTCCCGTATTACAGCACACCCGCGAACGCCGCAGTTGTGCTCATGGCCGCAGCCCAGACAGGCAAAGCTATTGGTTTGAATCTTCAGCTTCCGCAGGGCGGTGATCAACTCGCGGTCACTCATCACGAAGCACCTCGTTCACGCGGCGGCATCCCCAAACGGATTGAGGCTTGCCATTGGCATCTCTCACCATCCCGGAGATTCCCCAATATGGACATCGTTCTTCGTAACAGTCCGCAAACGTCGTCACGCGTCCGCCGTCATCACTCACCAGAGTAGACGGGAGCCATGGACAGATCAGGCCGCTCTTCTTTATCACGTCACTTCCTCCTTTTCAGCAGCAGAAACAGCGCCGCCACAAATGAATTTTTCAAATTCCCCCATACATTCAGGACATAAATCGTAGGTTTTTCTCGACCAATACTTCTCATCCAGATCGCGATCAATCAGATGCAGAGCATTCGCCTTCTCGCCGAGCCTGAACTTCGTTTGCCCTTCATAGTGTTCGTAGAACTTGCCGCATCGGTCACATTTCTTCGCTCGCATCACCCCACCTCCGGTGCTTCCGGCAGCGGCATCCAATGGGTGACACGCATCCCGCGTGCCCCCTCGTGCTGAAAGTGTGGCTGCACATCCGTCGCATAATAATCAAGCGTCTGATAAAAGGTCGATCCCGCCCTCCCAAATCCGTAGCGGCACAGATAATGCCCATCACCTTCCGGCAGTCGCTCTGTCACGGGGATCCACTTCTGCCGTTCCCGAAGCACCGCGATCTCCTCGGCGTACCGGGCGCAGCGCTCCACCAGCTCCTCGATCTTGTCGGCGGCGGCATCACACAGGCCGCCCACACAGCCCACCGCGTCCTCATCGCACTGCGGCTCAAACGAGCAGTCACTGCAGCCATCTTCCGTCCCTGTGCCGCACCACCGCAGGCTCCGCACGATTTCCTCAGTCCTCATCCCTCATCCGCTCCTTTCTCCCGCTCCATCTTGTCCAACGCAGCGGACACCTCCCGCCAGATCGCCACCGGGAAACGCTCCCGGTCTAGCATCCGCGCCAGCAGCTCCGCGCTGATCACCTTTTCGTCCACCTTACCGCAAGCCGCTGCCAGCGGCGCCAGACCGTTCAGGCCATTCTTCTGCCGATAGGACGTCAGGCGCTCCAGTGTGTCGCGCTTCAGCTGCGCCGCCTCCGAGACAGGAGAGCCGGCCGCCGAGGCGTCTTCCGGCTGCCTCCTCCGTGTGGCCGGGGCGCGGGCGGCGACAGAGGACACCCCCGGCAGCTCCTCCGAAGCCGCTAAGGCGCGGCGGGCCAGCACCAACATCTCGATCTTTTCAAAGTTGCCCGCGCACATGCCGTTGTTCAGGACACTGCGCAGGCAGTTTGCCAGCTCGGCGCACTGCGCCTTGGTCAGGTCAACTCTCGTCATGCTGCCGCCCCCCTTCAGAGCGCTTCAAGAGCTCCGTCATAGCTGCCGCCGCATCGCCCTCCAGGAAGAAAGAACACCCCGCGCTCTTGTCCAGATTCACATCCCACACAGGAGAATCCTCTCGGGCCAACACAACCCGCAAAATTTCCTTGTAGCCCTTCGCTATCGCAGGGCCGGCGCGGTGGTACAGCTGCGTATACAGCTCGTGAACAATCATGCAAATTTCGGCAGTAATCTCCCGCCCACTTCCGGCAAACGTCATGGCGCCTATGCCCTTGTCGATTTTCACGTTAATCATTGCTCCCGTCCTCCTTTTCCACCTCCGGCAGCCGCAGCCACCGGGTCACCGATACCCCAATGTCGACACCGCTTTTCTTGAAGCGGAACACCGTGCCGTCCCAGTAGAGCAGCCTGCGCATCTTCACACCTTCTCCGGCATCTACGTCCGCCACCACCTCGCACGGCTCAGGCGGCGTCAGACCGCCGGGCATCCACGCCGCCAGCGCCATCTGGCCCGGCTCCGCCGCCGCGGGCCGCAGCTGATCCGTCAGCCCCAGCAGGTAGTCGGTGGAGCAGTGCAGCGTCTGCGCCATGCGGGTCAAGTCCTTCGTCCGGTACGGAATGATCTCGCTCAGCCCGTAGTTGCTCATGTCCTCCGAGATGTCGCCCTGCGAGATTTTCCTCAACACCCCAACTTTGGCCAGAGACAAGTAGGCGGATTCCAACTTCGTGTCGTCGTCCAGCCCCACTGCGTCGGCAGCCCGGACGATCCGCGCCGCGTCCGCCATAGCCTTCTGCACGGCCTTGCTGCGGGCCTTGGCGGCCTCTCGCTCCTCGCTATCTTTCTGTTTGACCTTGGCCTTTTCGTAGATGGCGCGGGCCTTGGCACACATCTCTGTGCAGGCGGTGCCGTAAGACATGCCGCCCGGCTTATGCGCGCCACCACCGTTACATTCTACGCAGCATTTTGCGCCGTCGCAGCGCTCCCAACTATCGCACGTCAGATCGTGCCGGAAAAACTTGTCCTGATGAGCGCATGCCCCGCCGTCGGGGCACCGGAAGTCCGGCATGAAGTAGCCGTACTGGGCGGACTTCAGCCGGTCGCCCATGCTGCGGATGGCGTTGGCCGTGGGCGTCTTTTTGGGGCAGACCCGCTTGATGCGTTCCTGCTCATCCTCCGACAGGCTGGACAGCGCATCGGCGGTGTCCTCCGGCAACTGCCCGGATGCCCAGAGCGACCGGTAGCACGGAGCCAAGCGCGTCTGGATCTTCTCAAGTCGCGCCAGCTTACTTCTGCTGATGCGGCAGGCCTCCGCCACGTGATCGCGCATTCGGCCCGGAAATTCAAAGCCTTCCTCCTGCAGCTGGTAAAGCAGCTCTCGCACTTTCTCCGCCTGTTGCGCAAGTTCTGCCGGAACAAGATCGCGGGTGCTGCTGTTGGCGTAGATCAGGCGCAGCTCACGCAACGCCGGAGATGCATCGTCCGACTCTCGGATGCACGGCACCTCCCGCAGATCTGCCCGGCCCTCTGCCACCAGCTTTCGGATAGCCGCCGCACGCCGGTGTCCGGAGACGATCACCACGTGACCGTCTTCGCCGGCGCGCACCCGGATGGGCTGCTGCAAGCCGATGGTGGCGATGTTGGATGCCAGATCATCCAGGTCACTGAGCCGGTAGAAATTTCCGGGGTCGCTGTCCAGCAGATCCACATCGATGTACTCGATCTGCTCCCGACCGGTGCCCGACTCGGACACCGACCCCGATAAGGCTCGACTAAGCTCGCCTAGATCAAATTTTTTCGAGGCTTTCCCCGCCATCAGACTGACACCTCCTCACCCAGATACTCCCTGACCCAAGCTCGGTAGTCCTGCGCCGCATTGCTGCGGGGACTGTACGCATCAAGCGCCTGCTGCGCCATAGTGGATCCATCCACAGGACTGGACCACCGGATCACCGTGTCAAACACCTTCAAGCCCGGCGCGCTGCGCAGCACCTGTTCGCCAGCCAGCACGGCGGGATCCTTCCGCCACTGCGTAATCAAAACGCCATCGATGCCGCCGCCCGCGCCGACCATGGAGCGCAGCTGCGCTCGCATTTTGCCAACGCCGCGGAGGGAAAAGCCGTCCACCTTAGTGGTCACCACGACGCCGCTGGCGGCATTCAGAGCGGCCACGCTGGCAGCGCTGAAGCCGGGAGGACAGTCAAAAATCAGGTAGTCCACGCCGTCCTCCTCTGCAGCGTCGCGGAAATCCACAAAGGGCTTGAGAGACACGCGCTCTCCCGCCTTGATGGCGGCGATATCCAGGCCGTACAGCGACGAGTCGGCAGGCAGCAGCGACACAAGACCATCGCTTCCAAGAGGAATCACGTTATCACTCCACAGAGGCTCGCTTTCGCCCAGCAGCAGATCCGTCACAGTGATACCGCCGCGTTCCAAATCCTCCACCACCGAGGCGGGGAGACAAAACTCCGTCAAGTTTGCCTGACCGTCGCAGTCTACCAGGACAACGCGCTTTCCGGCCCGGCGCAGCACATCCGCCAGATTAAGCGCCGTCACCGTCTTGCCGACGCCACCTTTTAGGTTCATGATTGCGATAGATTTCATTGCTCCCATTCAACATCCTTCTTTCTGCCCGGGTCAGACGCACCGTCTCCCGGTATGTGTAATATGCCGTCCGCCGCTCAACCACGGCGAAGAGGTACTCTGGATGGATCCACACCACGACGCCCGGCACAGGATCGGTGCGAGTCTCTGTCTTGTTGCCATACCGCAGTGCCGCGGGCACGAAATGGATCCGCTCTCCAACGTGCATTTTCAACCTCCTCAAAACGGCATTGTGCCGTCGTCCTGAATTTCCTTAAAGCTGACCTGGTCCGGGTCTGGCCGCTTCCACGTAGAAACGGGGGCCGCCACCGGCTCAAAGGTCTGAATATTGCCGCGAAAAACCATTTTTTTGTACCAGCCAGCCCGGCCGTCCTTGTTCTTGTCGCACTTCAGGATGCGGCGCGAGTTGCGATTCTCCGAATCCTCCAAATACAGCAAGAAGATCACATCGGCGTCCTGCGTGATCTGCTTGCTCTCGCGCAAGCTGTACATGGTCGGCGCCTCATTTTTCTTTCCTCCGGACTCAGGCGTCAGCTGGCTCAGGGCAACCACCGTTATTCCCTGTTCGTGGGCCATGCGCTGCAGGCTGCGAGAGATCGCGCCGACCTCTTCGGGCCTCGACCATCCGCGCCGACTCTCCGGCTCGATGAGCTGGATGTAGTCGATGAAAACCACGTCATAGTGCCGGCTCATGGCCAGCGACTGGATATCTGCCGGGGTAAAGCCGGAAGTCTGCATGATCTCAAGCCCACCATCCGCAAGCTTGCTGGCAGCGTAGGCCAGTTCCTGCCATTCTTTTTCTCCCAGCGCGTTTCGCTTGATGGCGTCAGAATCCACCATGGCACGTGCGCACATGATTCGGTCGGACAGCTTGTCCTTGTCCGTCTCGTAGCTGAAAAAGCCCACGCGGTACTTCTGCGCCATGCGCAGCGCCATGGACAGGCCTAAGCTGGTTTTACCGGCGCTGGAGTAGCCACCCAGCACGCAATAGTCGCCGCGGCCGGTGAACACCAGCTCATTGATGAAGCTGAAGCCCCAGTCTATGTACTCAGCGGCCTTTTCGCCGCTGTGGCGACGCACGAAGCTGTCCCAGATCTCGCGAGGGCCCCAGATCTCCACGCCGGACTTGGCGCTCATGGCCGCGTTGGCCTTGCCGACAAGATCCTCACAGGTGTCCAGGTCCTCTGTTTCCGTCAGCGCCCGGCCAATCTCGCGCAGGCGGTACACGACACTATCGCGCCGAAGGACGTCCACGTAGGCCATTGCGTTGGCGCTGGTGGGCGTCACCTCGGCCAGCTGGACAAGGACCTTGTCGTAGTCCGACGAGCCAGAGACATCACGCAGCTGCGCACCGACGGTCACAAGGTCCACCGGCTTGGCGGCGTGAAACAGATCTCGGATCGCGCCGTAGATCGTCCGGTAGGTGCTTGAGACAAACATCTGGGCATTGACCTTGGCCAGGACATCCGCGATGCAGCTGCTGTCAATCAGCATGGAGCCTAAGACGGCGGCTTGCGCGTCGATCAGGCGCTGTGCCTGAGGGTCCTGCTGCCAGTCGCTCATATCTCGTAATCACCCGCCCTTTCCACCACGCGGCTATCAGGGCGTGGCTGCGTCTCCTGCGGAATCTCCGGCATTTCCAGCACGCCGCCGTTACGGCGGATACCGTTGAGCCAGACAGAGACCGTCTTGACGCCGTAGCCCCTGGCGTACTGCTCGTCGTATTTCAGTTTCGCCTTGAGCCACACACCCATGGTATCGATCAGCTCGGGGGAGGGCCTCAGCGCATTCCATGCGCGCCGGGCATCGCTCTTGTCGCCCTTGCTGGTAGACGTGCCGTCCGCCTTCCGGATCACCGGGTAGAATTTCCAGAGCCCCTCGAACCGTTCCGGCTCCCATTCCGCCTTTTTTCGGGTCTTTCCCCCTTGGGGGGTAAGGGGGGTATTATTCTCTGTATTATTCATCATATTATAGACTCCGCAATTTTGCGGAGACCCCCTCCGCAATTTTGCGGAGACCCCCTCCGCAATTTTGCGGACACCCCCCACAGCTACACCGGCATAAATTCGCCGCTCTGTGCCGCCTCCGCAGGGCGCCATTTCCACTTCGATATGGCCAGCGTCCCGCAGGGCGGAGACCAGCCGGGTCACCGACTTGGTGGCCCAGCCGAACAGCCGCGCAAAGTACTCGTTGGAGGCCCAGCAGTACCCCTCGCTGTTGCACAGCGCCGTGATCTCGCCATAGAGCAGCTTGGCATTGGCGGGGAGGTCGTCATCATAGCGCACATCGGCCGGGATCACCGCCCAGTACGCCGGGCGTTCTAAATTTTCGGACATTTTCACAATTCCCCCTTGCCAGCTCATCAAGATTCTGGTATAATAACTTTGCTCTTATTCGGCAGACTTCATCTGCCTTGATCGCTTTTCGGTGCCAGCCGAAAGGCGATCTTTCTTTTTGCCCAGCGCTTCGGCCAGCGTGATCGTCGCCGAAGCTGTCGTCCACGCGCCGACAATCGCCACCGCGTATAGAGCCCATTCGCCCACATTTCTCACCTCCCTTTTTCAGGTCATTCCGGTACCGCCCACTCGTCCATCTGCTGTGCGTAGCAGACCGGACAGAGGTAGCCGATGGTTTTCACTATGCCGCTGCCTTCCCGGCGCAGCATACACACGCTGAGCTTCTTGAGCCGTTCCTGCCCGCACTTCATGCACTGACAGATAAAGCGCTCATCGGCGCGAATGAGATCGCAATCGCAATCGTAGAAACCCATCGCGCTTCTCACACCCGAACGCCCATATAGCGCAGGAACGGGCGCTTCGGGAACTTTACCCGATTCCCCACGATCTGGAACGGGAACTGCATCAGCTCCGGCCGCTGCCGCGCAATGATGCGCAGCGCCTGCGGGTCACAGCCCAGCACATCGCCCACCTGCTGGGGCGTGAAGAAGTCCTTCGGGTAGCTGATCAGATCCTGCAAGGTACTCTTCGCCATCGTTACACCTCCTCCGTGTACATCAGCGCCAGCCCGGCCTTGACGATCTCGCTGATCTCGGCCGCGATGGACAAAAACTCCGGGCGCTCATCGTCATCGATGACGCCATCCTCCGCAATCTCCAGCAGCCGGTCGCTGCGGTGCTCATCGGCAAAGCGCATCATGCGCCGCACCAGCTTGATAGTGGCCGCCTCCAGCCGCTCAGGTCGGGCCTCACGCAGACAGGCCGGCAGCAGCGTACCGGAGAGCTGCACGTGCTGCATACCCAGATACTGGGCGTCGTAGACCGTGCACATGCGGGCCACGATGTCGTTCCCCGGCACGCGCAGGCCGGTCTCGTAAGCGCGGACGCTCTCCACGCTCAGGGCCAGCCGCTCCGCTGCCGCTTCCTGCGTCAGACCGGCAGCTTTTCTGGCGGTCTGGTAGATGTTCCCACCGTCATTCTGCATAGACAATCTCCTCGCCTTCCTGTATGATTTCTTAGTCGCCAGCGGTCAGCTCCGCCTCGGTGCAGTTCAGGATCCTGCACAGCTTCTGCCGGTGCTTCCGGCACGGCGTGTTAACGCCGCGCTCCCACTTGCTGACGGCGTCTCTGCCGATCTCCAGCATGTCCGCCAGCTGCTGCTGGGTGTAGCCGCGCTTCTCGCGCATCGATCTGATGGACAATCTATCGCCTCCTCTCTCTAAATATGGACTAATCCCCATTGACGGGCGCGAAAACGGGTGCTACAATGGGAAAAGGGAAAATAGTCAAAAACAAAAACCACTGTAAACACCCGCGCTTGCGCACCGGCGCCACCCGGCTGCGCAGGGGCGATTGCTCCCGCGCATCTGTGATATGGGAGAATGTATGCACATCCGGCCGAAGACCTTTTGACCGGTGGTACAACTGCATAATATCACGCGATTGCATGAATGTCAATGCAAATACATGTTATTGCGTGATAATTATCGGATTACACAAACCTTACGAGGAAGCTTTATGTATGATCCACAAAATGTAGCGTTCCGCATCAAACAGCGCGCCAGAGAATTGAAAATCCCTATGCGGACGCTTTTGAAGGACTGCGGACTCGGCATCAATGCCGTTTCTGAACTGTCAAAGGGCAAGAAGATGTCTTATATCTCCCTCGCCCTGATCGCCGACCGCTTGGACTGCTCCGTGGATTATCTGCTAGGCCGCACGGAGAATCCTGCGGTAAACCGATAGGGAGGGTGTCCGAATTGACCACCTGTAAAGAGCGCCGCGCCCTGGCAAAGATATCCGCGGCCGGCAACGCCGCCACGAAAGACGACGTCTTCGGCGAGAAGGACGAGGAACTGCTGCGCGCCATGCTGCAGCAGGACTATGTCTCTCTGGATCCCGTGTACCGCAAGCGGCTGATGCTGCGCCCACAGGGCTACGCCCGACTGCGGGAGTTGGAGCACAACCGCGGAGAGCTCGTCCGATGGCTCATTACCACAGCCATTTCCTTGTTTGCCTTGGCACGGACATTTTTACCTTAAAGCGCACCAAGAAAAAGGAGACCGGAGAATAGCGCGAGGACACCCGTGAACCCCGCACCAGCGCCGAACGCATAAAAGGCAAAGGGACAACCGAGGCCCTCGTAATGCTGATCCACCCTCCAAGTCAGGTAGCCCAGCAGCAGCGTAAGCGCCGCGAGCACTACCGTCGCGATAACCCATTTAATAGAACCCACTGTTTCACCTCCACTGGGATTTCGCCCGGGGGATAGTTTAAGTATAAATCACGAATTAGTTACCGTCAATAGAAAAATAACGAATTAGTGCATAATTGTCATTTCTGCTATTTTTTACATCTCTTTGCGCCACAAAAGAGCATTATTTTTGTGCAAATAATAGAATAATTTAAGGAGTGAAATTAAACGTGTCACCATTAACCAGAGTACTAGTTACTGTCTTTCTTGGATTTTTCGGTGTTCATAAGTTCATTGACGGGGAAGTAGGCATGGGCTTCCTGTACCTCTTTACTTGCGGCCTTTTCGGAATCGGCTGGCTTATAGACATTTTTAAGGCAACGGAGGCACTGTGCAAAGCGCAAAGTGCATGCGCGGCACCCGTCAATTTCGGCAGGACCCAAACGCCCGAATTTCAGATTCCTGGGATTTACCCAGCAGAAGATTTTAGGTTTTCAGTTTTCGCCCCAACATTTATCAGTGGCGCAACGCTGCAATACCGTTACGAATTCGACATTTTCCCCGTCAGTGAAGATGCTGCCGGTGCCCTATGGGCATTAACAGGGTGCGGGAGTTTTTCTCAGCACGAACTAGTGCCGCGTGTTAAAGAGGGCCTTGTGGAATTTCTGTACCTTGGGGCTGAAATTGCGACTTCCAATTTTAAGGTGGACATGTTCAGCGATTGGGAGAAAAACGGAGATCCAATAAAGGTTTTCCTCAAGGAGGCGAACAAAGACGCTGGGGTCTTTAGAGCGACTGTGTACTTTTACAGAGACAGGAGGCCTGCTAACAGCTACAGAGAACAAACTGTCGTGGCGTTGCTGGCCTACAAGGGGAAGGACAAACAAGAGACGATATCCATATTGAATCGTGGCGAAGAACTGGAGCTAGCTTCACAAAAGGAGGCTGGTCATGCTTACTTAGTCAGGCACAGGGGGGAAGTTATTGGCAGGCTGCCCGCCAAAGAATCACAAAGAGTTGAAGACGATCCACCAACGCTAATCGTGTTCGAAAACGCCAATGTGATTGAGACAAGTAGCGGCAACGAGATTGAACAACCATTTGTAAGAATTTACTGGTAGGAGACAAATGGATAGGCAATTATTTTTAGAAAACGTTAAAAAAAAGTGTGCAGAGCGGGGGGTGAAACCAACCGTTGCTTGCGTTGAGAGCGGAGCAGGGAGGAATCTTCTTACACAGCTGGCCAATAAAGGAACGGTGCCATCTGTGGAGCGTGTGCAGATGCTGGCGCAGTATCTCGGCTGTGCCGTCTCCGACCTGCTGGGGGAGAAGGAAGCTCCGCCCGATCCGGTGCGGCAGGAGTTTATGCGCCTGCTGGACAGCATGACCGCTGAGCAGCAGAACGAACTGTTTGCCTTTATGCTCCGGCTGAAGCGCGGGCAGGAAAAGTAAGACGGTGCCCGATTCGGGCACCGTCTCTCAGAGGATCTCGCCGCTAATGATTTTCAGTGCGGCCGCCAGGGCCTCGGCCTGCGCCGCCTCGTCCAGACTGTCGAACAACACCAACAAGTCCTCCTCCTCCCGCTCACTCATGTCGCGCCCCTCCTCAAGATAGTATCTTTATCGTACCACTTTAAAAATTTATGTCCAGCAAAATGCAAATTCTTTGCAAAAAATATATAAAAGCGGCAGAATTGCCGCGGAAAGAGGTAGGAAATGAAGAAGATTACTGCACTCCTGATGGCCGCCATCATGGCACTGGCAATCTGTGCTTGCGGCAGCGCGTCGGCAAACGGCGGCGGGCAGACGCAAGACCCTGCGTCCCCTCCCGACCTGACCGGCGAGTGGAAACAGGTCAACAGCAAATCCGAGGACGCATGGCAGGCCGCCACGATCTCCGGCAGCGAGATCATCGTCAACTGGGTTTCCGACAACGGCGACACCAAAAGCCTGTACTGGGCGGGAACATTCGTTGCCCCCACTACGACCGACGAGCCTTACTCTTGGGATTCGCAGAACGACAAGGATCAGACCTCTGTTGCACTTTTGGCCAGTGGCGACGATATTAAGACATTCATCTACGCCGACGGCCAGCTAAGCTACGAGGCCAGCGCCCTCGGTTCCACCATGACCATCCGCATGGAGAAGGTCGGCTAACGAGAAACAGCGCCCGCCGCGATAAGCGGCGGGCATTGTCGCAAAAGGGGAGGGGGTTGCATGAAGTGCCGCAGCTGCCGAAAAGAGATTCCTGATGACGCCGTCTACTGCCAGCACTGCGGCGTCAAGCAGAGCGTCACGCGCCTGCCTAAGAGCCGGGGGAACGGACAGGGAAGCGCCTACCGCCTGCCCAACGGGAAATGGCGCGCGGCCGTGCTGGTGGGCTACCGGACTGATACCGAGGGTAAGATCCACCGCAGGATGCGATGCAAGGACGGCTTCAAAACCAAAAGGGAAGCGCTGGAGTACATTCCGTTGCTTCGCGTCCGGCAGGAGAAGCCCAAGTCCATCACCCTGCAGGAGCTTTATGACCGCTGGGAACCTACCCACCGCGCCGGAAAGTCCACCATGGGGAATTACCACGCCGCGTGGAAATACTTTCTCCCGCTGTACGATCTCCCCGTGGCCGACATCGACGTGGACGATCTGCAGGACTGCCTGGACGACTGCCCGCGGGGGAAGCGCACTAAGGAAAATATGAAAGCCCTGGCGGGCCTGCTTTACAAGTATGGCATTCCTCGCCGCCTGACCGACATGAATCTGGGGGAGTATCTGACGGTGACCGCTCCCAGCGGGGAAGGGAAGTCCGGTCTGCCTATGGCGGCCGTGGACAAGCTGCGCGCCGCTATTGGCGCCGTGCCCTGCGCCGACTATATCGTAGCGCAGTGCTATCTCGGCTTTCGGCCGTCTGAGCTGCTGGCGCTCCGTGTGGAGGACTACAGCGCCGAGCTGCGAGCTTTTACGGGAGGCTCCAAGACAGACGCCGGCCGCGACCGCATCGTAACGGTCTCGCCCAAGATCCAGCCTATCATCGACCGGCTTGTGGGAGCCCGCAGAGCGGGTCTGGTGTTTTGCATGGACGATGGCTCGCCCATGTCCATTGCCGCCTACAGGGACCGCTTCTACGCCGCGCTGGAGGCAGTCGGCATCGACAATCCGATCTTTGAGCGGGACGGAAAGCAGTACCACGCCTTCACGCCCCACAGCTGCCGCCACACCTTCGCCACGCTGATGAAGGGCGTCCACGCGCCGGACAAGGACAAGCTGGAGCTGATTGGCCACACCTCTACGGAGATGCTGCGGCACTATCAGGATGTCAACATAGAGGATCTTCGGCGCATCACGGATGCCCTGTAGCCGATGCGCTGCGGAGAGGCCTATAACATAGCTACAACATAGCTCGACCGGGTTTCCCGTGTAAAATAGCCACTTCCGAGTGAATGGGGTTCAAGAGGCCTTGAGTTCGAATCTCAACACTCGGACCAAAAGTGCTATATTTTGCATGAAATATGCAAAATATAGCACTTTTTAGTTTGCGCAGAAAATGTAGAAGGTATACAGTGACGGGCCCTATAACATAGCTATAACATATCCTCTCCTAGGGCGAAAAACCGCGTGTCGGATGCGTAGCCGTTTCCACGCCGTGAGCTTGCGGAGCTATTCGCGGAGGCGGAGGGCGGCGGATCGTAGCCTCGCGCCTCGCTCAGATTTTTTCAAAAGTTCTTTAATTTTTGTATGATATATCTTGACAAAATATATCATGTGTGCTATACTTATAACATCAAGTGAGGGAATCACCCCGGGAGGAAACGAAGATGAAGTACAGCAAGAGTGAGATTATGACGCGTGCATGGAGCCTGTTCAAGATGTCTCAAAAGTGGGTTGACTCCCTGACCTTCTCCGAGTGCCTGCGCCGCGCCTGGGGTGCAGCCAAGAAGGATGTCGAAAACACTCAGAAGCTGATGCACAACGGCTGCATGAAGGTAGTCAACGGCTCCCGTCTGGGCCTCCGCCGCACGGTCGTAGCCGACTATGCGATGGGCTGGATCGTGACCGGCAAGACCTACGCCGCCCGCAAGGAACTCAAGGCCGCCGGTTTCCGCTGGGACTCCGAGTCCTCTAACTGGTTCACCACCGACCGCAAGGTCGCTGAATACTTCTGCTGATTTTAGGAGAATCACACTATGACGATCAAACAATTCCGCGAGAACAAAGGCATGACGCAGGGCGGGCTGGCCGCCGCTCTGGGCACATCGCAAGTGGCTGTCTCCCGGTGGGAAAGCGGTGCAGTGCAGCCCAGCGCTGCCACGTTGCGCAAGCTTGCCACTGTGTTTGGCTGCCAGATGGACGACATCACGCCGGCCGCCCGGAAGCTGAAAGCTAAGGACATTTTCACCCGCCAGGCTTACGAGTGCCTGACCGCAGAGGAGCGGCGTTACGCCCTCAAGGTGGAACAGGCTAAGGAGTACAGCGGATGGCGCGCCTACGGCACTACCATGTCCCGGCTGATGGAACGCATCCCGGATGAGTGGTGGGACGCATACAGCGCGCAGCACATCGGCGAGGTTATGGCTATGCTCAAGCGAGCCTATGATGATGGTCATGCATCCGGCGTTGACAAGGGCCTACGCGATGTGCTATAATGGCCTTGTCGGGTACGAGAGGCGCTCGTGCTTGGTGGGCTCCGATCCCAGCCCCGCGGATTGAAACATAATCTAGAACGATTATGCGGCTAACAGCGCACCCTTGTGGGTGCGCTGTTGTCATTTTCACGCCCTTACCCCACCACGATAAACGCCTCTGGCAGCACTTCGTGCACTTTCTGCAAGTATGCCTCCGCGTTCTCCTTTTTGCGGAACGCCCCCACCTGCACCCGGTAGATCGTGCCCGAATCGGGCACCGGCTCCGGCTCAAGGTCGATCTGCTTGTCCGGCGCGATGTAGGGCACATCGAAGAACGCGCACACCGCCTTGCAGGTTTCTTCCGCAATGACCTCCATGTTGTCGATCAGCCACTGGGCTTCCTCCGGGTTATCGTGGAAGGCGAACTCCGGCAGCACCGCAGGCATGGTGGGCACCCGCAGCTCGTAGAGGCGCGTGTCCTCGATCAGCCGCTCGGAGGTGCCCGGCGACATGGGGGCGATGCGATTCTGAATCAGCCTGCCAATGGCGCGGCTTTTTTCGCTGGGGTAACAGTGCACCCGCGTCCCCGCCACCTTGCCGTTAAAACCGTTGGTGTGGAGGGCGATGTGGAGATCGGCAGGCCACTTGTTGGACGCGCTGACACGGTCGTACATGTTGCCGTACTGCGCGTTGATCACCTCGAAGCCGCAGCGCTTGAGCGCGATTTCCAGATAGTCCGCACACCGCCCCATCTGTTCCTTCTCGTTGGTGGTGCGACCGTTCCACAGCGCTTCGCTGGCATAGACGTTACTGGCCCGATCCTCGGGGCTGAGAAAGATGTTAGGCATTTCTGTCGCCCCCATTTACCTTGGTCTTGTTGTACTGCGCCGTGGAAATACCCAGAATTGCGCCTGCAAAGGCCGTCACGGCGTTTAGCGTCAGCACCACGTCATCGGGCCGGGGCCAACCCCAGACGGGGGCCAGAGCGGCGTACAGCGCCGCCACGGCGGGCAGCACGATCATGACTACCCATTTCAGCACATCATAAATTCTGTCATTCAGTTTCATGTTTTGTCCTTTCCGGGCTTTTGCCCTGTCTGTTATTTTCGGATGGGCAGGCGGCGCACCTCTTCCATCACGCGCTTGGCGCTGCCGTTGCCGCCCATTTTTTCATACGGCGCATACAGGTAATCGTTGAGGTTCTCATACTCGTCCTGTGTGACCTCGCCGCGCTGGATATAGGTCATGCCCAGATGGATGATGCGATCATGGGCCAGCCCCACCAGCATTTTGCGCTCTGCATCGTTTCTGGCCGCCCGTCTGCCCACCAGTGCCCATAGGCCGCCGCTGGTCAGAGCCGCCACGACAATGGCGCTGATGGCGGGGATAATATACTGCCACATATCAAATCACCTCCCATCCATACGTTCCCGGCGCCCACACGTTGTTGTCAACGGTAGACTGCCATGTTTGGCCCTGATATGTCACCTTATCCCCCTTCATGTAGGGATTGGTGCTCTCCGGCTGCTGCCACTCAGGGATCACGGCAGGATCGGGGATCAGTACCTTTGCCCACAGGCTGACAGCACCAGTCGGCGTCCATGTCTCCTGCGAGGTATGACCCTGCAAGCACTTGTACAGCACGCCGCCATACAGGCATCTGTCACCGGCAGTGTAGGCCACGCTGTCGCTGCTCCACGGGCGATAGATCATCGGCGCTTTTGCCGCCTGCTCATCAGTCAGGACAGCCGCTGCCGCGTCCATGCTGGCGCGAAGCGCTTTTGCCTGCTCCAGAATGTCAGTTCTCATATCATTCCTCCGTTTCGATACCAAGGATTTTCAGCGCAGCCTTGTACTGCACCGCCTCTGCAGACGTTGGCTCCGCAGGAGCAGGAGGCGGCAGCGCTGCCACGTCCTCCGCAATTTCCGCCTCACTACGCAGCACGCAAGCGCCATCCTCGAACTTGTACCGGGGAATGCCCTGATGGGTGTACAGCCCGCCGTCGAGATAGTGGCTCTGGCAAAGATTGTACCTGTCCCCCGTGCCCTCGTCGATGTACGTCCATTGGCTCACGTCGTCGATGTTTCTCATGGTGTACCCGCCCTCGCAGCGCAGGACGCGGCTTCGCTCGTCCAGCAGGACGTAGACCTTTGATTTTTGGATTTCCATAGCGCACCTCCTTACAAATCAGCAGAAAGCGTAAAGGTGACGCCTTCGGGGTCGGCGCAGTACGAGTATATTGACCTCTGCGCGTTGCTTATTTCTGCATAGTTGACACCCAGTCTCGCCACACATCCCTTCGCCTCTGCCGCCGCCATTAATTTTTCGCTGGTCCCCAGCGTTATCGGCTTACTTTGCGTCAACACGGGGTTATCGATACGCATTGCAACGGGGAGCGGTAACATGATGAACGCATAGACTGTATCTTCATACGACATGTTGATTGTTTGATACTGGGTATAATGAACCTGATAGTAGTACCTCTGGCACTCCGCCAGCTGATCGCCGAACTTCGGAATCTCGTTCAGCACCCACACGTTGTTTTCCTGATGCGCCAGCGTCTGCTCCGTGCCAAGCTCCAGCTTGATGGCGACAATACTCTCTTGCGTCACTGTCACCCCGGAAAAGTAAAACAACGCTTCCAAGCAGTTGTTTCCAGACACACGAAACCCTGCATAAAGACCTTCCTTTAAGGTTACAAGGGTTGCATCGGTGGTTGGGACACCAGTGGTAACAAACAAAGTCCCATTTTTTAACAAGACCGACATCACAACATGCGACCCTGTGTTTTTAACTTCGGTTTTTTCGCTGATGGTGCCGCCTTTGCCTTGTTCCGTGTTACTAATCGTTATGCAGCCGTCCGAAATAGCCAGAATAACCCCAGAAGATGATATTTGCCACCTGTCAATCCCGTACTCGACTCCCGTATAGCTCGTCTGTCCCCGCTGATTCACGGGATTGCCGAAATACCAGTTATCCAGCAGGTTGGGATTGCACGGAAACGCCTTGGTAGCGATCACGCTGCCGCTGATGGAGATGTTATCGCCGGGGGTCAAGAGCGGCTGCGCGCCGACCATCTCCGCCGTGTAGTCTCCCGTCTGAGGGGCAACGGCACCGGTTCGGCCATTAAAGCTATCTACCTTGTCACCGACAACGGCCTGCGCCTGATCCTTGTAATATTTCGCATTGTTGTGGTAGGCGGGGTCGGTGGATGGCACATCGGCGCCATTCCGCTTGCCAACGGCCCACGCTTCGGCGTCATCCGCATCCTGCATGGCCGCTGCGGCGGCCTGAGTGGCGCTCTGTGCGTCTTGGGCGGCAGCGCTGGCCGAGGACGCAGCGGATTCTTTGGCGGCCTGTGCGGCCTCCTGCGCCGATTCTGCGGCTGTTTTAGCAGAGATCGCCGAAGTCGCTGCACTTGAAGCCGTCTGCGCAGACTGGGAGGCACTTTGCGCAGACGAGGCAGCTGCCTCCTGGCTTTGAGACGCCGAGGACGCTGCCTCGGTTGCCTGCTGGGCCGCCTGTATAGCCTGGTCGGCCTTGGCGCCAGCCTCAACTGCCGCGGCGATCTGAGAGGACAAGACATTGTAATAATCGCTGCTGATGATCTTGGCATCTGCATAGGCCGATGGCTCGACCTCCACGCGAAAACGGAAGGTGGCCAGCTTTTCAGCCTGCTGCTTTTCTCCGCCCCCGTAAATGTCGATCTGAGCTTTGACGGCACCCGCCACAGCTAGCATCTGCGCCGCCACAGGCGCTGTTACTACATTGCCGGAGTAATTAACCTTCTGTCCGCCCTCGGTAGTGTCGTAGAGGCCGCCTGCTCCGTCAGGCTTACCGAAGCGCACCATGCAGACGCATTCGCTGGGGATGGAAAACGGCTGAGCTCCGTCCCACAGAGATGCCTTGATCGTTCGCGTGTTGGCGTCGTCCTGCGCCATTCGCAGCGTCGGAGGGGCGATAGACTCGGACAAATTCAGTGCAACTGTTTGGTTGATGTTCAAGAGACCACCTCCTCGGTATTTATGCCAAGTTCTTCCAGCGCCAGGCGGTACTGCTCGGCCTCGTGGCGCGAGGATTCTAGCGCTTGAGCCGCATCCGGCTCTGTAAAGGGCCTGCGCATCGTGACGCGAACCGATTCGCTGCCGAGAGAGATGCCAACGCAGACGGTGTAGCCCTCTCTTACGACTGTCTCATCGCCACCCGCAAATGTGATTTTTCCAGTTTTTTTCTCATCCCCGAAAAGGCGAGCTGCCTTAACAACCGTGATACCAGGGACATCGATGTACTGTAGACCAACGCTGGCGGCGTAGCCGAAAAAATCGCAGGGCAGCTCCGTCCCGTCGGCAAGTGTTACAGTTGGGTTTTGAGCCATAGGCGCACCTCCTTATTTCGTGCCGAGTACATAAGTCGGCAGATTCGAGCTGTTATAAAGCGTGAGCGGGTTTGAGAAACTTCCAAATCGGAACGTTGTCGTTACCCTCAGGATATCGGCCGTCAAGTCGTTGGCGGATCCTGTGCCGGCCAAAATACTGTTGGCGGTGATGCCTTCCGCAATCAGATTTTGAAGGCTCGTAGAGCACGTTGTCTTCGCAACACTTCCACTACTCAGGTGTCGATTGATGATGGCATCGGTTGCCACGTTGCCACCCTCTACCGCGTAGCTGCCCAGCTTACTGTTGACCACTGCGCCATCCGCCAGGTAGGCACTTTTCAGCGATCCGGAATTGATATTGTCCGCATTCAGGTTCTTGACGTTGATCTGATCGGCATCGATGCTGCCGCCGACGATCTTGTCCGCCGAAAATGTTCCATCCACGTTGGCGGCCTTGACGTGCAGACTCTCGGCATTGATCTGATTGGCGGTCAGCTGGCCCAGCACATTAGCTGCGTACACCTGTAAGCCATCGGTCGTGACAAATTTTCCGACAATGGAACCATCTTGGGTAATGGCGGTCTCGTATGGGCCATTGACGCCGTTTTTCGAGAAGCCAAGACCGCCCAAGTTCCAGCGCCAGACATTCCGGGCGGTGGACATTTCCGGGGAATCCATGATCAGCAGCTCTTCCGCTTGTCCGCTGTCGTTGCGCTTAAATACCACATAGCCGCCGCCTGTCCCGGTGATCCAACCGGTGGCGTTAAGGATCGCCTTCTGCATGGCCTGCGTGGTGGGCATTGAACTAATGTCCAGCGCCTGACCGGCAATCGTGTCCGCGATGCTGGCCCTGATGTCGCCGACCTCCACCGACTCGTATCGGCCGCGCAGCACGTCATAGGTGGTTTTTACAACCTTCGCCCGGGTGCTGATCCCCATGGCGGTAAACACCACAGAGACGGTATCGCACAGATCCAGCCGCTCGCCATCTAACTGCGCAAAAGACAGACTCAGCGATACGCGGGGGACGCCGACCTTGTTGTCGGCGATGTAGTACCGCGCCGACGTGCGCAGCTGATCTGCGGTGGGTGGATTTTCAAATGCGGAGGAAAGATCCAGCGGCAGAATTCTGGTGAAGTCGAACGTGCCAGGAACGGCAATTATTTTCTCCGGCAGCGCCACCGTTGTCTCCTCGTTGGCCCAATAGGGGTACACCGCAGTATAGACGGCTGCGCAGTTGGCGTCCTGCTCAAGCGTAGTGATGTTCTTACCGTACCGCAGCGTTACGCCTCGGTCGACGCCGCGCTGGCCCCACAGGCGGACGGCGAATCGGTCGAATTCATACTCTCCGCCAAATACATCCAGAATGCTGCCGCGGATTCCGCCGAGCAGAGACCGAACGGAGAGAGGCAGCGTGCTGGAGATTACCTGTGTACCCGTCTTGTCAGTCCAGAAGCTAAAGCCGTTGTCGGCTGGGATGGCGCTGCTGCCGATTGCGGAAAGCGCTCCTGAGATCCCTTGCGCCGAAAACGGCGGCATGGCTACGCCGGACAGGTCGTAGCTGATATGCTGGGCGAAGATCGTCACCAGGCCGCCCATGGGGCGCGTGATGCGGTAAACCCGGAATGGCTGCGGCCTGCCGTCCGGGCTCGGCTTGGCCAGAATGAGGGATCTGTAGCCTATATCGGCGTAGTGCAGCCCGGATACCGGGTACTGCATCGTCAGCTCGTAGCTGCCATTGCGCTGCTCCGACACGAGGCACGACGCCGCGTCGGACAAAACACCCAGTCCGTTGTCCTCGAAGGCACGCTCGGACGAGGGGTAAAGGATAGGCCTCATAGCGTCCACCACCTCGGAACGATTTCAACGGCGTTGATGCCGCCCGACCAACTGATTGGCGTCTCTCCTGCCGGCAGCACCGGAAACTCCGGGGCAGAGATTGTATTGTTGCGGTTAGCGCCATCCGGCCCGTAGGCGTTCTGCTCCTCGCAGTCCAAGGTCAAGACGCCGTCCGGCATGCTGTTGATGGTTACAACGGCACTGCCGACCGTCAGGACACCGGCCCCTGAACCGCGCAGCGTAATTCTAGGCAGCGCCTCAAAAAGCGTCGGATTTCGCAGAGCTTCGCCGGGCACAAGGGGAAGGGAAATGTCCCCACCCCGAAGCCAGCGCTGCGGCTTACAATTGAAGGAAATTGTAGCGCGGCCAAACTTGTTCAGGATGTTTTCCACATCCAGCGGGCCCCGATAATACGCCATGCGGTAGGTGTCCAGATCGTAGCTGTCCTCCAGCCGCTGGTAGCCCTTGGGCGCTGCCAGCCATCCGGCCGCCCCTGCGGCGATTCTGGGCAGCCCTACGGCCTCCGCGCTCAGGTAGATGGAATAAGACTGCTCGTAGTTTTCAAAGGCGTCCTGCGCGAACAGGAGGTCTCCACTGCGGCCTGGGACGGAAGTCACGTCCACCTTGCGCTGAGCCATCGTGCGCGACGGGTAGCGCTCCACAATGAGACGGACATCGTCCGAGCTGCGTCCTGCCCAGAAAATCATGCGAAAACCGCCTCCTTTCGCTCAACTGCCGACTGCAGTCGATACATTACGGTGTCGGCCAGCGCCTCCACGTCCTGACCATCAGCCCCATAGACGTTAATGACGACGCCGCCCATATTGGTTGTGCTGACGCTGCCGCCAGGCAGCGGGATTGCCGACAGGGCGGAAAGCTCCTCGCCCATGTCCCGCAGCGCGGACGGCATAGCCTTCTCGACACCAACGGTGATGCCGGGCGGGATAAACCGGCCGATCTCGTCGGCGAACACCTTTGAGGGTGAATTGATGCCGAACAGGCTCTTGACCCAGCCCAGGACATCACTTACCCAGCCCCGGAGCTTATCATAAAGCCACTGTCCGGCATTCACGATGCCGTTAAACAGCCCCTGCACCAGCTGAACGCCAACATTCCCGATAGCCGAAAGCCCCTTGAGCAGCCCCGAGACGATGGCCACAAGAATCTCAGGCAGACGGCGCACCAGTTGCGGGATGGCGTTAATCAGGCCCTGCGCCAGACCGACAATGAGCTGGCCGGCCGCAATAATGATCTTATCGATATTGGCGGCAAGGCCCTCTGCAACTTCAATTACAGCGTCTACCGCTGCAGGGATGAGCTCCGGCAAATTTTCACCGATGCCGGCAGCCAGCGCAGCAATGATCTCTACGCCAGAGTTTATGACTTGCGGGAGCATGATCGTCAGTTGTTCCACCAGCATGGGGACTACGGCGGAAATGGCCTCCACAGCCGCAGGCAGCGCCTGTACGATGCCGGATACCAGACCACCGACCCCCTCGACAAGCGACGGCAGGAGAAGCTCCAGAGCCGGCGCTACATAGGGAATCATGTCGGAGATCAACTGCGTGAGGCCCTGAACAAAACGCGGCAGCATGATCTGCAGGCGCGGTATCAGATTATCGGCGAAGGTGTTGACGCTGTCGATGACGTTCTGCACAAGCGTGTCCAGATTCAGGTTCTCATTGCTCATGCCGGTCAGGAGGTTGCTCCACGCCGACTTCATGGCGTTGGCGTTGCCCTGGATGGTGGTCGCCGCCTCTTTCGCCGTTGTTCCCGTTATGCCCATCTCCGTCTGGACTACATGGATGGCGTCCACGATGTCGGCATAGCTGGAGATGTCGTACTTAACTCCGGAAAGCTTCTCAGCGTCTGCGAGCAGCCGCTCCATCTCCTGCTTGGTGCCGCCGTAGCCCAGCTTCAGGTTGTCCAGCATGGTATAGTTTTGCTTGGCAAAGCCCTGATAAGCGTTCTGGATGCTGGTCATGTCCGTTCCCAGCTTGTTGGCGTTGTCGGACATGTCCGTAATGGCCTGGTCGGCCTTCTGTGCGGCCGCTGCCGTGTCGCCGCCCAGGGATTGCAGCAACGAAGCCGAGAAGCTGGTCACGGTTTCCATGTACTCGTTGGCGCTCAGGCCGGCAGTTTTGTAAGCCTCGTTGGCGTACTGCTGCACCTGCGCGGAGGACTCCTTGAACAGGGTGTCCACGCCGCCGATCAGCTGCTCCTGCTCGGCAAAGCCCATAATGGACTGCTTACCCAGATCCACAAGCGCCGCGGTAGCCTCTTTGATAGCTGACGCCATTGCTTTGATGCCGGAAACGATAAAGTCAGAAGCGACGTTGGCCTTCAAGACATCGCCAAAGGACAAGGCCTTTTTGCCGCCCTCGTTCATATCATCGCCCAGTTCTTCTACGCCGCTGGAGGCGTCGCGGAGCTCGTTCTGCATCTTATTTAACGAGGCGGTTGCCTCGTTCAATGCCTGCTGCCACTTCTGCGTCTTGGCGTCACTCTCACCATATTTAGCGGCAGCCTTACCGGTCTGCTCCGCCAGAAGCTTCACGCGCTCGCGCTGCACATCGATCTGCTTGGACAGCACGGAGGCGCTCTTAGCATTCTTCTCCTCCGCCGTTGTGGCAGCGGTAAACTGCGAAGCCACCAGCTTCATCTGGCTCTCCAGCGTCTTGGACTGCTGGATGATCTGGTTGATCTGCCGGCGATACTCTGCTTCGCCGTCTACGCCGATCTTAGGGCCAATATTCACAGCCATAGCCTCACCTCACTCTCATAGCTTCGTCAAATGTCCAGTGTTTCTGCTTTTTCTTGGGAGTAGCGCCGTTGTAAATGGCAAGGCAGGCGATCATGTCCAGCATCTCACCGTATCGCGTGACCATGATCTCCTGCCTCCCCATATTTAGCTTTCGCCCGTAAAACAGGAGCCAAGCAAGGTTCAGCTGGACGCCTGCGCCTTGCCGCTTTCTTTTTTTTCAGGCTCCACCTCCACCGTAGGCTTTCTGTCTTCCGCCCAGGACGCCAGCGCCGCTTGCTGCAAAGCGTTGAACTCGCTGGGGCGCAGCGAAAACAGCTCGTCAGCAGTCAGAGGGTCAGGCTTATAGCCAGGAACCTCGAAGGAGCGCGCCTGCTCGTACCCTTCGCTCAAGGCCACCATAATGGCTGCCGTGTCGCGGGTGATTTGCCCATACTGGCCATCCAGCACCTCCCCCAGACGGGTGATGTCTCCGTCCGGGCAGAGGTCGGAGATCTTAGCGGAGGCGCCCACCGTGAAGCGGAAGCCTACTTCTCTGCCGTAGATCTGCATAGACGCCTCCTCTTACGCCGCGCCGCCCAAAATTGCCTTGAGGACGGCCTCGGCGGCTGCCTCAGTGGGCTGATCAGCGCCCACCAGCTTCCAGTCGTGGTTGGTGGTGTCATCGCGCATCAGCGTGGCAGTCAGTTCCTGCGTCTGCCAGTCGATGGAATCTTCCTGCGTAGCAGCATCCAGGCCGGGCTGCTGGAACCGCGCCTTCGTCAGCACCACGGGCGCGTAGGTCACCACGCCGCCACTCTGGTAGCGGACGATAAAGCCGATGCCCACGTAGGGGATCTCCATGCCGTCGCCGTAGTGGGAGACCTGCACTGCACTGCCGCCCGCCTGGATCTCGGTGGCCTCGGGCAGGCCGAGGACAAACTTTTCCGCCGCCGTCAGAAGCCCGTCAACGGTCAGCGTGGCGGTGCCGTCCGCGAATACAGCCGCTGCGGTCTCTGCGGAAATGTTGTCGGCGTAGAACGTGTTGTCGTCCGTGGTATTCAGGGACAGGGATACGCTGACACCCCGCGCCAGCAGCATGACGCCGCTGTAGGTGACCGCTCCGCCATCGTTGGAATACTTGGCCACGTAGGGCTTGCTGAAGCCCGTACAGACCTTTCCTGCTGCGCTCATAGCAGCACCTCCTATTTCATAATTTTTTCGATTTCGCGGCTGCACGCCGCGTCCATTGCCGCTTCCGCCGCCTTCTTGGCGGAGTTTACGGCCTTGTCCACAAACTTCGTCTTTTTCCGGAAGGTAGTGCCGCTGTTGACAGATCTGGCAATCAGGACATTAGGCTGTCCTCGCGGGTACTTTTCCGTCCGGGTAGCGTTGTACCCATCAAAGCCAAGTTTGACGTTGACAAACCCGTCTTCATCCTTCATGCGGCTGATGCCAAAGCCATCCAGAAGCCCCGCCTTCTGCGGCAGGGTGACGGTGTCAACCAAGCCGCCGCCCTGAGCGCGGCCGTCGCCCACAGGCAAAGCCTGTATCGCGCGCCGCACCGAATCAGCCACGACCGCGGCGCCGGCATAGACCGTCTTACCCACCACGCCGTCCTTGGTGGACTGCTGCAGCTTGTTCAGCTGCTTGATGTAGTTGTTGATGCCGCCGAACTGAAACGTAGCCATCAGGCGAACACCTCCCAGTCCCACTCGTAGTGCCAGAAGCCGGTTTCTTCCTCGATCTGGCAGCTGTTCAGACTCCAGACGATCTCCGCTGCGTCGAATGCGGCCTCCAGCTCATCCCGCCAAGAGTCGAACTCCTGTTTTGTGAACAGGTCCGTAGAGCCGGTGACCGCTTTCTCGGCGTGGATGCCGTCGGCCTCGAAGTCGTTGGCGCCGTCCTCCTGCCAGACAAGGTAACGGTCGGATTGGATGCGCCCGCCGTGGCTGACGGCATCGGTCACGGCCAGGTGTGCCGCGATGATCCGCTGCGCCCACAGGGGCGTCCTGTCGGTGTCCGATTCGGGCACATTTCGCTTCTTACTCATGGGGCACCTCATACTTCTGCGCGATCCGGATGAGCGTCAAATCCATGGACGGCGGGTAGACGTCCTGCAGCTGCTGCACCAGCTCGATGCCGTACTGCGCGCCGTCCTCCGTGACGGCGATGCACTGGGGATTCACCGAAGGCCGCGTCTGCGTCCGGATCACGCGCTCCACCTGCACCTGCGCCTGCTTGCCGCTGTAATACCGCTGCAGGCCAACGCGCCGCTCCGCGTAAAACAGCGTTTCCACCAGCGTGGGCGTAGGCTTGGGCTGGTAGCCGGGCTGGGCGGCGTCCGTTATGGTGTAGATCTTGACCACGCCGTCACGGTAGGGCTGCGTGATCTGCCGGTCGTCAGGGCGAAATGGTAGCTTCCGCATAGTTCTTCACCTGCCTGTCGTTCTGCATGGCCAGCAACCGGTTCAGATAGTTCGTCTCGAACACATCCAGCGCGTCACTCAAGCCGTAGCGGACGTATTCTTTCAACAGCGTCAACGGCTCCCCAGAGTTTTCATAGTCGCCAGCCGCGCCGAGCTTCCCGTCAATGTACGCCTCCCCGGAAGCGATGAGGTCGGACACTTTGGCGTCCGTAGCCTCATCGCTCCAGGTGATGTTGCAGGCGAGCTTGACGGACGACAGCAGCGCGGCGCTCACCGCGCCCGCCACCGTTAAGACTTGGTGACGGTGACCTTGTAGGTCTTGGTGGTGGTGCCGTCAGCGGCAGTCACAACGACCTGCAGGGTGTTGCTGCCGGTCTTCCACGTGGCAGCTGTGCCGTTGTCGATCTCGGTGCCGTTCACGGTCAGCTTCATGGCGGCGGCGGCGTTACCAGGCACAGCCGTCACCACATCAGACGCGCTGGTAGTGGTCGCGGTGTAGGTCAGCGTGCCGGAGACGAACGCGGGAGTCAGAGTCAGATCGCCCACGGTCAGAGCGGTCAGCGTGGCGTCGGTAGACGCTGCGGGAGGATCTACCTGCGTCACCTTGTAGGTGGCGGGTGTCAGACCGGAGATGTCCAGCACCAGGAAAGCGTTGTTATCCAGAGGCATGCCGTTGGCGTAAGCCTTGATCAGATAGACGCGCTCGTCCTCCAGGAAGCGGTAGTGGTCGCTGTACTCGATGCGGCCCTCGGGGGAGGTGCCTGCCATCGCCAGGTAGCGATAGGCGATGCCGATAACAGCCTTGCCGCGGGGCAGAGCGTGAGCCTGGATAATGTCCATGGGATAGGGCAGGACATCATTCCGGTAGGTACCGTCCGGGGCCATCAGCGTGGTGGCGGGCATGACCTTCTGCAGATAGTCCTGGGGGTTTACCAGCAGGATCACATCCCGGACCTGACGAGGCTTGCCGTTGGGGTCAGCTGCTACGATAGACAGCAGATTGCCCACGGTATGGGGAGACAGGTCGTCCACCTTGACGGCGGCTTTCTCGGGGTATGCGCCGCCGGTGACGGTGACGCCGTCGCCCACCTGGCGGATCATGCCGATGGGCTTCTTGTTGCCGTCTCCGGCAACGATGCCCGCCTCCATACCGTTGCTCAGAGCCTCGTAGAGCGTCTGGCGGATGAAGTTGTCCAGCCACTCCGCGCCCAGCTCCAGCATCGCCTTGCAGACAGGCAGGAAGGCAGACAGCTTCAGCAGCGTAGTGGGGATCTTCTTAATGCCAGCGGTCAGCTCCTTGACGATGTCGTCGCACAGCTCGCCCCACACGGCCTCCTCGTAGCCGTTGGTGTTTACCATGATTTCGACGGCGCCGCCGGTGGCGCGGAAGTTGATGCGACTCAGCAGAGGATGCGCTGTCTGCAGCTCGTCAAAGACGGAGTCAATCACCGTCTTAGGCAGCGTCTCATCCAGACCGGTGACAGCCTGCCGGGGGTCGGTAGAGCGCATGGCTGCGGCCAGCTTCTGGTAGTAGCTGCGCTCCTCGCTGGTCAGCTGGTGGACGCCGCGCTGGGCAAGGATGCGGGAATCGACTTCCTGCCGCAGGTCATCAAACCGCTGCTCGTACTCGGCATGGATGTCCAGACCGATGCGCTGCATCATCTCATCCAGGACGGAAGAGAACGCGCCGGTGTCGCCGGAGACGGCAGCCTGCTGGAGAGCCTGCCGCAGTTCCTCGCGGGTGCGAATGTCATTGTTGTTCATTCTTTTTCTCCTTTCGATTCTCAAGAAAACAATCCGAGAACTTTGTTGATTTTTTCAGGGCTTCCGCCGCCCTGGGGATTCTGAGCGGGCGCAGGCACCGAGGGCGCCGCTGCCAGGTCGCGGAGCTGCGCTGCCAGCGACTTCTGATACTGGAGATGCTGCTCCATGCCGGCGTTCATCTTCTGCAGGATGGTGGACGCGCCGCTCATGTCAGCGTCGGTGTCGGCAAGGCGATCCGCGAGACCGAGCTCAACGCACTGCTCAGCGGTCAGCCACGTTTCCGCGTCCATCATCTCTGACAGACGCTCCTCCGTCAGCTTGTCGCCGGCTTTCTGCAGATACGCCTGCCGCCCCGCAGCATTGATAACATCCAGATCGTCCGCCGCCTTACGCAGCTCCGTGGCATTGCCGCAGGCACACATCCACACGTTGTGGATCATCATCAGGGTGTTGCGCGGCATGATCACCTCGTCGCCCGCCATGGCGATCACGGAGGCGATGGAGCAGGCGAAGCCGTCCACATGCACCACCTTCCGCGCCGGGTGGCGCTTCAGCTGGTTGTAGATCGCCGTACCTTCAAAGACGCTGCCGCCGTAGCTGTTGATGTAGATCTCGATGCGCGACACGTCGGGATGCTTCGCCAGCTCTTCGCGGAAGTGCTCCGCGCTGTTGTCGCTCTGGACATACCGCCAGTTCTCCCAATCGAACTCCTCGCCTTCTACGTCACCGTAGATGTAGAGCTGCAGGACGCCCTCCGCGGCCTGCTTGATTTCCCAAAGGGGTTTCCTCATGCGTTTCCTCCTTCCGCACCGCCGAGCACAGAGGTCTCCGAACCCAGCGTTGCAATATTTTTTGTGAGATAGTGCTTGTCTGCCCAATCCTCCGAGATGGCGGGCAGGCCCGCCGCCCGCAAGACCTCGTTGATGGAGAACACACCGGAGCCGACCAGCTTCTCTACGTTCGCCGCGTTGGCAAACATATCGAAGTGGCGGATGCTGCTGGTATCAATGCGGAGATAGTCGCCGCGCTGGATCCGGTCGTAGCCGTACCGCTTGCGGTTGATCTCCTCCTGCAGCTGATCGCAGATGGGGTCGATGCAGCCGGTCAGGAACCGGCCCTGCGCGTCCTCCGTGCCCTGAATGCTGCCATCCACCAAAACCGCCGGGATCTGGAACGCTTTCGCCGTGAACGCGAAGATGTCCTTCATCTGGCTCTGGATGTCCGACAGCTCTACAGCAGCCTTGCCGCCCTCGTTCGTATAGGCGTAGCCTTCAAACTCCGGCAAGACTGCTCCATCAGAGTCAAGGAAGGTTTTCACCTGCTCCTCGATCATCTGCGAGAACTTCCGCGTGAAGTCATCCGCGCCGGAGGCCAGCTGACTCACGTGCACCTTCCAGTGCTGCCCCTTGTCCCACGCATACCGCCGCATGGCGGCGTTGATGAGCCGCACGTAGGAGCCGTACAGGCCATCCAGTACCGGCTTGATGTTCATGTGGTTCAGCGTCAGATGCAGGACTTCCCGCTCACGGAAGGTCTTCTCGTAAGACACATCGCCTACCTGCACGCCTGTGTACTCATTCTGCTTGCTGGGATAGCTGCCGCCGGTCATATAGCTGTCCACTACGACCAACGTGTCATAACCCTCTCGCTGCCGAGTGCCGATGACCAGCACCTCGTTGTCCGCCAGCAGCTTTGCCACCAGCTTGTGCAGGAACGCCGTGGAGTTCTGGTTCACGTTCGGCTCCACGTTCCAGAGATAGTGTTCGCGCTCTCGAACTTCCTTGCCATCCCGGAACGTCCGGAATTCGCAACGCCCGACGGCGTTGGCGATCATGTTCGCGCAGATCCAGAAGCAGGTGTCCCGCAGCTGGAATTCCTGCGCCGCTGCCAGAAGATCGCGGCATGTGATCTCCACCGTGGTGGGAGAACGAGCCTTACCTCCGGCGAGCCACTTCCAAAAATTAAGTGCCATTGCCCACCTCCTATAGCCGGATCGCGCCGATGGGCGGCAGCTTCACCGGCTCGCCGGTGCCAAGCACCGCCTCCTCGGTCATAGATGCCGCCAGAGCCATGAACGGGTCCGTTTTCCGGCTCTTCGGTTCGATCTTGGCGTAGTAAAAATTTCCTGTATTCGTACCGGCACGTTGGCCGCTGCGCACTCTCTTGGTGTTGTTCACTCCCCAGCGCAGGGGTGGGTTGTCACCCCATGTGAACAGGTCGCGGTCAAAGCATTCCTGAATTACCGGGTCGACCTGCATAATGTCGCTGGGTCGAACCAACTTCACGCGGTTCTTGTCCCTGGCGTCAAAGCCGATGCGCCGCATGGCGTCGCTCACCAGCGTCCAGCGGAAGTGGTCCATTGCCAACTTGACGATGTTGTACTTCAAGCCCATCCCCTTCAGGTAGTCCGCCAGGAGGTTGGGGTCGATGCTCACATCGTCCACCACCGTCAGCTTTCCCATCTCCGCCCAAGCTCGCCACGGGGCGACGATGCGGGAGAGCGACCGGCTCTGCAGGCAGACCCACGAATGGTTGATGTCATAACGCTGCGCTCCGATGCGGAAGTGCAGATTGACGCTCGCCCAGTCGTTGATCTCCGCGTAGTCGATGCCGGCCACGCAGGACTTCCCGCGGAGATCCGGCAGCGGCCGGTTGGTTGCCTTGACCTTGGCATAGTCCGTCACGCTGATCTCCAGCTGGCCGGCGCGGATGCCCATCCGTTTTGTCAAGAAGTCTCCGTTCTGCTCCGGGTGCTCCAACCAATCCTTGTACTCATCCGCCACTTCCTGCTGGAGGGTCGGCGAGTACGCCAGGGATGGGTTGGCCATGTGCCAGTTTTCCGGGTCATGCACCTGCTCCCGGCTTTCCAGGCAGCAGATGAACGGCAGGAAGCCGCCGTCACCCTCACCCTCAAACAAGATCCTGCGCCCCTGCGCCAGAAAGTCGTCCAGCGGCCCGTCCGACACATCACCGTTAGAGGTGAACATTCCGATACGGGGCTGGGCCACCTTCCCCAGGCCGGTGACAAAAACCTTGTAGTTGTTGTAGTTCTCATAGGCATGGACTTCGTTGAAGATCACCTTGCCGGAGCGCATACCGTCCCGGCCCTTCGGGTTATTGGTGCGACCCTTCATTACGCCCTTGTTCTTCAGGCCCTGCACCATCTCCTTGGTGTGGTAGTAGTGCTTGCCGAGCTTCGCCTCCCACCTGGGGGACTCCAGCACGTCCGAGAGATCCTTCACCGGCGTCACCGCCTGCTCCTCGTTGTTGGCGCACACGTCTACGTTGTACTTCTTCACCGGGTTATAGGGCGACAGCGCACACGCAGCGTCGAAGGCGATGAAGCCGTCCTTGCCCGCGCCGCGGCCCACCATACACAGCAGCTTCTTCCACCTGGGCTGGCCGTCGGCCCGATACGTGCAGTCCCACAGTGCGAGGAGAAACTCCTCCCACGGGAACAGCCGCTCATAGGGGAAGTAGCGCAGCAGACTAAGGTACCGCCGCAGCTGCTCCGTGTCCACATAAATGTCCTCCGTGTCGAACACGCGGCGGATCATCGCCACCAGTGCGTGCTGCTCCGGGCAGGCCCGCGGCGTGTCCGTCTCCACCAGCTCGATATAGCGCAGCACCTCCGCGGGGATTTCACAGCTCATCGTCGTCATCGCCCCGGCCGGCAGCCAGAGCATCCTCCTTAAAGCCCAGCGTGGTGAAGATGGCCAGCATCTGCCTGGACACCTGGATCTCCAGCGACACGCTGCGGTTTTCCGTCAGGCGTCCCCGGTCGTCCGTGACGGTCAGCCCGCGCCGGGCGATGTCGTCCCGCAGCTCCTGCCGCCGCACCCAGAAGTCCATATATTCCTGCACCTTGTCCCGGTACACATCGCCATCGAGATCCCTTTCAATCAGGTTCTGCAGCATCGACTGCCGGAGCTCCTTATAGGCGTCCGTCAGGCGGTAGTTCTTCCGCTTCTGCGGAGGCGCGTCATGACCCGCCCGCTGCGCTTCCAGATGCCGCGCCATGGACACATTCTTCTTCGCTGCGGCGACCTGCTCGCTGCGAAGGAGAATGCGCCCCAACATAGACAGCCGGCCAAATGCGCTCCGGAAGTCCTCGCCATAGGTGTCCATGCACCAAGCGTTCAGAGCTGCCTCATCACAGCCGAACCAACCGCACAACTCCTCCACGGAGCACTGCATACCGCACAGGCTCTCAAATTGCTTTCGGTCGAATTTACGCTGCCCAGACAC